TTGTAATCCAAACTCCCGGGTAATAGTCTTTAAACTACGATAGGAGGGGGCGAAACGAGTAAATCAGATTACATAAAAGTGGCAGAGCAGCGGCGCCGTCGGGCATCCGTCCAGGACTACATCCTGAAGGGGCCGCGGCCGGAGACCTGGTCGGCGGTGATGCCGGCGTATTGTTACACGGTGCTATGTCCGGTTCCCGGGCTGCGGGACAAGCCAGAAAGGAGAAGCCGATGAAGCGTAACAGAGATAAAATAGAACTTGCACGGATGGGGGCCATCTTTTCCAAAGATGTAGATAAGTGCAGGAACCGGGTTAAAATAGGTGATGCGTTTACTGTAGCAGACCCAGCATGGAAAAATGAGCAGGGAAACGGAGTAAGGCCAATGATGCGTGGCCGAGTGACAGCAAAGTATCCCCATCTGGTGACACTGAACTGCGGGACATCCATTACATACGTGCAGATTCTTCAGCAGCGGCGCGGTGGGCGGAAATACATTGATTGATAGGAGGTGAATCCATTGGACAAAGAGATCCTAGTCCAGTATGCGGAGATGGTGGAGGAAATCAAAGATATTCGGAGGCGAATCAAAGAACTGGATAAATACCTGGAGCATCCGCCCATCGTGGCCGATACAGTCAAGGGAACCAGGAAGGACGGAACCTATGGGCCGATTAAGATTACTGGGATTCCGGATCCGCAGTACCGAAGGAAGGGAGCGGCGAGAGAACGGCTTCGGAAGATGTTGGCAGCGAAGGAGGAGGAGTTGTTGGAGCTGACCTGCCAGGCTGAGAAGTACATAGAGAACATTGATAAGAGCGAAGTGCGGATTATGTTTCGGCTGTACTACATAGACGGGTTACCGTGGTGGAAGGTGGCGCAGGCCATGAATCGAATGCTTCCGCGGAGGCGGGTAAAGTTCACAGAGGATAGCTGTCGGATGCGGAATAATAGATTTTTTGAAGAAATTTAAAAATGTTCGGCCATGTTCGCTTGAAACCTGATACTATGGTAGCATGCAATAGGCAGATAGGTAGCCTGCTTAATGTAATGTATCCTCCCCCATACGGCCGCCAGTGTGCAACAGCCTGGTGGCCGATTAGAAAATATAAGTTTTTGTTGACGAATAAATATGGGAGTGCTAAAATTATCCAAGAACAAGAACAAGAACAAGAACAAGAACAAGAACAAGAACAAGAACAAGAACAAGAACAAGAACAAGAACAAGAACAAGAACAAGAACAAGAACAAGAACAAGAACAAAGGATGAATAATATATTTTAGGAGGTTCTTGTATGAACGATAAATATTTTGATTTTTGTACTTGTAACAGCAATTCGGAAATAACAACCGGCTATGAGGATGATTGGGGCTTCTGGGACGTATGTTGTGATTGTGGAAAAAAGATAGAGGATGGTTATCACAATTATAATCATTTTGATAACGAAGACCATGATGTTGATGGATGGGATATTTGATTTTTTTTGAGAGCTACCGATAAGGTGGCTCTTTTTCTATACCCAAAAGGAGGTGAACCTGATGGCAAAATATGAAAACTGGATAACGCCGGAAGGCTTGCTGAAATTGGAAGCTTGGGCGCGGGATGGTCTAAACGATGAGCAAATCGCCGCGAATGCCGGAATAGCCACGGCCACGCTGTATGACTGGAAAAAGCGGTATCCAGAGGTTTCAGAGGCCCTAAAAAAGGGCAAAGAGGTTGTTGACGTTCAAGTGGAGAACGCTCTCCTGAAACGGGCGCTGGGTTATACCTATACCGAAACCAAAAAGGAAAGGACAGCCGAAGGAGTAAGAACCACTACAACAATCAAAGAAGTAGTTCCGGACACTACAGCGCAGATCTTCTGGCTGAAGAACCGGCGTCCGGACCGATGGCGAGACAAACAAGACATTGAGCACAGTGGACAGATAGGAGGGGTGACCATTGTTAATGACATCCCCAAACCAGACACAAGTTAAGTTATCTGGCCTGATAGCTCCATCCTTCTATGGCCTACACTGGGATATTCTTGAGCATAGGCATACACATTACAAACTTGCTGGCGGGCGTGGATCCACAAAATCGTCATTTGTCAGCCTGGAAATCATCTTAGGGATGATGCAGGATCCGCAGGCTAATGCGATTGCAATGCGCAAGGTGGGCCGTTTCCTGGATGAGTCAGTCTTCCAGCAGCTTATCTGGGCAATTAATGTTCTGGGGGTGGATAGTAAGTGGAAGATACGCTATTCCCCATTGGGACTGACTTATACACCTTTTGGCAACAGAATTATCTTCCGTGGAGCAGATGACCCACAGAAAATCAAATCAGTGAAGCTGGCAAACGGCTATTTCAAGTATATCTGGTTCGAGGAGCGCGCGGAATTTGATGGAGAGGAGGAAGAACGAACAATACTCCAGTCGCTGATGCGTGGTGGTTCGGAGTATTTTGTTTTTTATTCTTGGAACCCGCCGAAGTCCATGAACAATTGGGTAAATCAGGATATCCTCCAGAGCCGGGACGATACCGTTGTTCATCATAGCGATTACAGGACGGTTCCGCCAGAGTGGTTAGGTGAACAGTTCTTCGTTGAGGCAGAATCGCTTAAAGAGACAAAGCTAAAGGCCTATGAGCATGAATATCTTGGAATTGCCACAGGGACCGGCGGCCAGGTATTTGAAAATGTGACAGTCAGGCCTATTACAGAGGAAGAAATGGCACGGTTTGACCGTATTTATCAGGGGTTGGATTTTGGTTTCGGCGCTGACCCGGCAGCATATGAAAAAATGCATTATGACAGGACGCGAAAGCGTCTTTTTCTGTTTGGTGAAGTGTACGGAACTCGAATGGGGAATACCCGTCTGGCTGGAAGAATTCGAACGTACAATCCACTCAATAGAGTGGTGACAGCGGACAGTGAGGATCCGCGGGCAATAGACGCCCTGAATGAGCTGGGACTTCGAGTCGTGGGTGCCAGGAAGGGGCCGGGGTCCGTGGACTTTGGCATGGAGTTTCTGGCTGACGAGGTAAATGAAATTATTATAGACCAGCAGCGCTGCCCGAATGCGGCCAGGGAGTTCACCGGATATGAGTTGGAGCAGGACAAGAACGGCAACTTTAAAGGTAGCTATCCGGACAAGAACAATCATACCATTGATGCGGTCCGGTATGCACTGGAGGATGTGATGACAAGCCGGAAGGCAAAGGTCAGGAAAAAATCCGATTATGGTTTACATTAGGAGGTGGTAAGGCATGTACATATACACATTGCCCCGGGAGAACTGGGACGAGACAAACCCGGATAAGCAGGCAATCCGCACGCTAATTGAAAAGCATCGCCGGGAGGCTGCCAGATTGAAGAAGCTTATGAAATACTACGAAGGGCAGCACAAAATTTTGACTGAAAGCAACCGGAAAAACAAACTAGTATGCAACCATGCTAAGGACATCAGCGACACGGCCAGCGCCTATTTTATCGGGAACCCAATTTCTTACAAGAGCGAAGCAGATATAAAGTCGCTCATGGATGCTCTTGAGACGGCCGGAGCTGACGAAGCAGACGGCGATAACGGGCTGGATTTATCTGTGTACGGCCGGAGTTATGAGTATATCTATCCGATGGAGGGCGAAACGGATCTGACTATCAAGAATCTATCGCCAGAGAACACCTTCATGGTATACGATGACAGTATTGAACAAAAAGAACGGTTTGCAGTTTATTATTATGCCAGGAAAGATGATAGTGACAAGAAAGCGACCGTTTATGTGGCGACAGTATTGACAGAGCATTACAAATACGTGCTGAACATCCAGGATATCGACGGACCGCAAGCACTTCTGGAGGAGCCGATTCCCCATTTTTTTGATGGGATTCCAGTCATTGAGTACCTGAATAACAAGCTGGCAATCGGCGACTTTGAGCTTCAGATACCGCTGATTGATGCCTACAATGCCCTGATGAGCGACCGCATTACGGATAAGGAGCAGTTTATTGATGCGATTTTAGCCATTTATGGCGCCATGCTGGGCGATCCGGATGCAAAGGACGAAGACGGGAAGACAGCAAAGGAACGGGTAAAGGACGATAAACTTCTGGAGCTGCCGAAGGATTCCAAAGCGGAATACCTGACTCGGACATTTGATGAACAGGGTGTGGAAGTACTCAAGAAGGCGGTGGAGCAGGACATCCATAAGTTCAGCCATATCCCCTGCATGACAGATGAATCCTTCGGTGGGAATGTCTCCGGCGTTGCAATGGAATTCAAACTCCTCGGAATGGAAAATATCACAAAGATAAAGACACGCTATTACAAGAAGGGGCTACGCAAACGCCTCCGCTTGTTTGCAGGCTGGCTGAACAAGAGCCGGGCGATTAATGTGGATATATCCAGGATAACGCCGACCTTCAGCCGTGCGCTGCCGAAGAACCTCATGGAGATTAGTCAGATTGTGGCGAACCTCTGGGGGAAGGTCAGTAAAAAAACATTACTGTCGCAGGTGCCTTTTATCGAGAACGTAGACGCAGAAGTCAAAGCGGTAGAAAAAGAGGCAGAAGAAGTGGTAAAACAGCAACAGGCCATGTTTGGGCTTAGTAGCAATACGCCACCGGATGATGAGGACGAGATAGATGAGTAGTCTATCTTATTGGGAGAAACGTAAGGCCCAGGAAATGTTCCGCTACATGGCGAAGGCCGAGGATACCGCCGATGAGATCGCGAAGCTATATCAGAAGTCCTCTGGCTATATCAATCATGAGATGGATCAGATTTTCGAGCGGTACAGGAGCAAACACTATCTGTCAGAATCTGAAGCATATGAACTTTTGAACCGCCTGAATGATAAAACATCCATTGGCGAGTTAAAAGCGGCGCTGCGGGCCGGTGACGGCGTCCAGCAGGATATTCTGGCAGAGTTAGAGAGTCCAGCGTATCAAGCACGACTGGAACGACTCCAGCAGCTCCAGAACCAACTTGACCTGACCATGCAAATCGTTTATCAGCAGGAGAAGGCGAAGAACACCAGCCATTACGTGGACCTGGCCAACGAGGCGTACTATAGGTCCATTTTTGATATTCAGAAACAGACCGGTCTGGGCTTTTCTTTCGGTCTTGTGGATCCGGCCGTGATCGAGCGGGTTATCAACAGCAAGTGGTCCGGAGCCAACTACTCCACCCGTATCTGGCACAATACGCAAGCTTTGGCCCAGGACTTGAAAGAGGAACTGCTGGTCAACCTGGTTACTGGCAGGACAGACAGGGAGGTGGCGGAAATTATCGCCAACAAATTTGCCCAGGGGGCCAGTAACGCCAGGCGCCTGGTTCGGACGGAATCCTGTAACCTGGCCAACCAGATGGAGATGCAGTCCTATGAGGAGTGCGGGATTGAGACGTATGTCTTTGTAGCTACTTTGGATTTAAAAACCTCAAAATCATGTCGGAAGCTGGACAGAAAGCGCTTCCCGGTATCCGAGCAGCAGCCGGGGAAAAACTGCCCGCCCATGCATCCGTGGTGTCGGTCAACGACGATTTGTAACATCTCGGATGAGGAACTGTCACAGATGCAGCGCCGGGCACGGAACCCCGTGACCGGGAAGACAAACACGGTGCCGGCCAATATGACCTATGAACAATGGTACAAGAAAAATGTCAAAGGGCGGCCAGAGGCGGAGGCCAACGAGAAGATGCTCCGGAACCGTTCTTCAGACAAGAAACAATTTGAAAAGTACAGAAAAATTTTAGGCAAGAATGCCCCTGAAACGCTGGATTCCTTCCAGAAAGTGAAGTATACTGATGGTGAGAAGTGGGAATACATAAAGAGCCTGAAGGATTATCTGGAAAAATATCCGACAAGTGACAAGCGATATTACGATATTGGGGAAGAATTGAAACGGTTAGGATTAACAAAGGCAGTAGTTCTCCCGCCTGTTCAGAAACAGGCATATATTTTACCAGAAGGCAAACACGATCCCTATCACATTATGCATCGAATGGTCGAAAGACATATTACAGACGATGAGATTCGAGGTTACATGAACCAGGCAGAGATTATGATGGTTCAGTGGGGCGGAAGGCGTCAGGTTTTTTATGGTCACGACGGGGTTTGTGTTATTACAAAGTCAGGAGATGATTGGATATACAAGACAGCTTGGAAAAAGGAAGACTTTGACAGTGACACAGGAAAGATTTTGGAGGTGATGAAGAAATATGTCAAATAACAATCTGGATTATGAAGCAGATCATTACTGCCCAGTTTACAAAAAAGTGATTTGTGCGGACCTGTGTTACGATTCCATGATGTGTCTGCATCGCTTCTTTAAAGTATCGTCTACGAAAGAACTGGCAGAGATAGGGGATATTGACGCTGCCAGAGAAATTTGTAAGAAATGTCCATATAGTGAAGGGTAAAACCACCAGTCGATAATGACCGGTGGTTTTTTAGGTCTATTTTAAGTTGCGACATCGCAACAGAGAGGAGATATTATGATGGAGTTATGCGGCACTATTATTTTTGTTGCTGTCCTTGCAAACTTGACGAGGATTTTAATTAAGGCAATGGAGCTTGCCTATCTGCGTGAAAAGAATGAGCGTGAGGGAAAATATGTAAACTGAGGGGATGGGCCAATTCTCTCCCTTTTAGGCGCGGGGTTATGCGTCTTATTTTTATGTCCGTAATGACGTAAAACTACAGCAACAGCCTGGGCGAGAATGGGCTGGGGCAGAAAGGAAAAGACATGAAAAAGAAATACTTTTATCGGGAATCAATCCCAATGAATCTGCAGCTTTTTGCGGAACCGGGACTAGAACCGGCTCCTGCACCAGAACCGACACCAGAACCGACACCAGAACCCAAACCGGAGCCTGCCCCGCAGAGTTTTGACGATATCCTGAAGAACAAGGATTATCAGGCGGAGTTTGACCGCCGGGTGCAGAAAGCCCTTGGAACGGCTAAAGAAAAGTGGGAACTCCTGATGGATGACAAGTTGTCGGAAGCTGACAAACTGGCAAAAATGAATAAAGAGGAGAAGGCGCAGTATCTGCATCAGAAAAAAGAAAAGGAACTGGCTGACAAAGAGGCGGCGATTACCCGCCGGGAGTTGATGGCCGAGGCAAAGAACACGCTGGCCGAAAAGAAGCTGCCTGTGGGACTGGCTGAGGTACTGAATTACGCTGATGCAGATTCCTGCAGCAAATCCATTGAAGCAGTGGAAAAAGCCTTCCAGGAGGCTGTGCAGGCTGCTGTGGAAGAGAAACTAAAGGGCGGTACGCCGCCAAAGAAAGCGCCATCAGGAGGAGAAGAGGACCTGGCAAAACAGGTAGAATCCCTGATGATGGGAATTTAAGAAAGGATGGTAAGAAAATATGGCTATTAATACATTAGCAACAGCAACACTTTTCCAGAACACGCTGGATAAGGTCGCAATTAAAGAGGCGGTCACAGGTTGGATGGATGCCAATGCTGGCCAGGTTATCTATAATGGAGGCTCTGAGGTGAAAATCCCGAAGATGTCCGTCCAGGGCCTGGGAGATTATGACCGGGACAATGGATACCAGCAGGGCGGCGTTACGCTGGAATATGAGACCAGGAAGATGACGCAGGATAGAGGCCGTAAGTTCCAACTTGATCCTGTTGATATCAACGAGAACAACTTTGTGACTACTGCGGCGGCCGTTATGGGCGAATTCCAGCGTGTTTTTGTGGTACCCGAGATTGACGCCTACCGCATCAGCAAGATTGCTGCAGAGACAATTGCGGCAAAGAAAGCCGGTATGGTTGATTACGGATACACCCCGGGAGCGACTGGAACCTCCGCTCTGCGGAAAATCAAAGAAGGAATTAAGGCAATCCGTGAACTGTATAACGGCCCGTTGGTTATCCATGCCACGCCGGACATGATCATGGAATTGGAAATGGAGCTTTCCGGAAAGATTACAAGTACCACGTTTTCAAAAGGTGGAATCAATACCGCGGTTCCGGCCGTGGACGATGTACCGATTCTTTCCACACCATCTAACCGCATGTATACGGCGATTACGCTCTATGATGGTAAGACTGCAGGCCAGGAGGAAGGTGGCTACATCAAAGGGACAACGGCAAAGGATATTAACTTTTTCATTTGCCCTCGGACTACCCCGATTGCAGTTACTAAGCAGGATATCATGCGCATCTTCGATCCGACAATCAATCAGAAGCTGAACGCTTGGCAGATGGATTATCGCCGGTTCCATGATATTTGGGTACTGGACAACAAAGTAGACAGCATTTACCTGAATATCAAAGATGCGGCGCCGTCAGCATAAGGAGGCAGTAGATGAGGTTGATAAAGGACAATGTAGAGCGGATTGTAGAGAGCGAAGCGCAAATCCGTAAGCTGGAGACGGCGGGGTATGTGCCTTTGGGAGCGGCCGGAAGTGAAAAAAAAGAAGAGGTAAAACCGGAACTGGAAAAGCTGAAGGCCGATGAATTAAAAGCCCTGGCGAAAGAAAGGGGCATTGAGGGTGCCGCCTCGCTGACTAAGGACGAATTGCTGGCAGTCTTAAAGGATGTGATTTGATTGACTGAGTTGGAAAAATTGAAGTTAATGATAGGAGAGAGTAATGAAAATCTGATCTCTCTTTTATTGTCAGATGCGACAGAGCTTGTATTATCCTATACCGGCCGCACGGAGTTGCCGGTGGCGCTGAATAAAACCGTCCGAGACTTAGCCGTGATTGCCTACAACCGGATGGGGGCCGAGGGGGAGAGCAGTCGGAGCGGAGCTGGGGAAAGCTACAGCTTCGATGCAGCCCCTAAGCAGATTTACGACGTACTAGACCGATATCGGTTGATAAAGGTAGGAGGACGGGCCTATGAGGCTAAAACGGAGCAGATTAAAAAAATGCTATCACCGCCAAGCGATACCGAAGAAAGATAAGGAAGGCAGCTCCTATGTGGAGTTTGGTTCGGCAATGCCTTTCCAGGCCGAGGAATGGCCGGCCGGCGGGAAGGTGCAGACAGAGATGTATGGGCTGCGGCTGCCGGGCATCCGAAATTTGAGAATTGAGGGAGATTATACGGAAGTTTCGGCAGGCGGGCGCCGAGTCGGATATCAGATAGAGGGAGGACCGATCTTTTGCGCTGGTGATGGGATTTGTCTGTTTGTCTCTCCGGATTCGGAGCCGGATTATAAAATCATTGCGATTTATCCCCGTCGTTTTTTGACACTGGAGGTGGAAAAATTGTGAGTAAAGTGGATGGAATAGGAAGTTTGTTGGCAAAACTGGATCGGCTTGGTATGTCGGCGGAGGAAGGCTTGTCAAAGGCCATCGGGAAGCAGACAAAGAAAGTACAGGCCACGGCAAAACTGCTATGTAGCGTCAATCAGGGGGAACTGAGAAACAGCATTAAAACCAGCGTCGAGACAGAAGCCGGCCGCGTAACAGGAACGGTTTATACGAATAAGAATTATGCAGCCTATGTGGAGTTCGGAACTGGCCCTGTGGGAGAGCAGAACCATGCGGGAATATCCCCGGAGATAACGCCCGCATACAGCCAGAACCCCTGGTGGATTCACGAAAGCATGATTGATAAAAAGGACGCGGGCTTTTTTAAAATCGAGACCGAGAACGGCACCTTCTACCAGACCCACGGGCAGCCGGCACAGCCCTTCCTATATCCGGCGCTGAAATCAAATGAGAAAAACATACAACGCGGCATCGAGGAAGAACTGAAAAAGCAAATCAGAAAGGCGGTCAGAAATGATTAATGTAAAGGATGAAGTGTATGCGGCCCTGGCCGCGATATTTGATAATGTCTCAGACGCATATCCGCGGGACTGGGGGACTCTTCCTGCAGTGCAGTGCGCGGAGGAGGAAAACAAGGTGGTCGAGTATACGGACATGAAAGAGCAGAAGGCCTATGTCCGGTACCGGATCGACCTCTGGGACAGCCGCAGCACGTCAGCCGCTGCTGTAAAAGCGGATAAAGCAGTCTCGGCGCTGGGACTTTTACGGACCCAGTGCATGGACATAGACGATCCATCTGGACACAAACATAAGCAGATGCGCTATGAGATGGTGATTGATGTGGAGACTCGGCAGGTCTACCACAGCATGTAGTTAAGAAAGGAGTAGTTGAATGTTAGCGAATGGAGCAAAACTGGGATATAAGAAATCCGGTGAAAGCAGTTATACAGACCTTCCTGGGCTGAAGGAAATCCCGGAAATGGGTATTGAGCCGGAGAAGGTAGAGAATACCTGTTTGACGGACAAGAATAAGCAGTATGAGAACGGAATCGGCGACGCCGGCGAGATGACATACAAGTTTAAGTATGACAACACATCCGCAAACAGTCCTTACCGGGTGATGCGAAAGGCACAGGAGAGCGGCGAGGTGCTGTCTTTTCAGGAGACTTTGATTGATGGAACGAAAACGGAGTATGACGCCCAGGTATCTGTAAAACGTACCGGCGGCGGAGTAAATGGAGTTATTGAGTTTAATCTGACTATGTCGGTACAGAGTGACATTATTGTAGCAGACCCGACATCAGCAAGTGTATAAGGAGAAAAAAAACAATGGGAACATTTGGAATGGACGAGGAACTGAATGCCGAGAAGGAAAAGGCGGAAGAAAAAATCGTAATGATGCCGGAAAAGAAGAGAAAGCCGTTTGCCTATTGGAATGTGGGAGAACGGGAATACCGTCTGAAGCTGACAACCGAACAGATTTGTAAACTGGAGGAGAAGTATCGCTGTAATCTGCTGACCTTGCTGCTGCAGAACAGCGGAGGTATGCCGGCACTTGGAATTATGCTGACAGTAATTCAGTCGGCGATGCTGCCCTGGGAACATGGAATTAAGTATAAAGATGTACAGTCTGCCTTCGATAAGTATGTGGAGGATGGAGGTACACAGCTCACTCTGTTCTCCGATGTGATTATGCAGATCCTGATGGTGAGCGGTTTTTTTACAGAGAATCAGCAGGAGGATCTGACAGAGAAGATGGAGGACGTCAAGGAGCTTATGTAACGTTTTCGGATTTGATAGGCGACCTCTATTCGGCGGCTTTGGATGCAGGGACTATGCCAGAAGTCTTCTGGACGTGTTCTCTGCAAGAGGTAAGGGACCGGCTGGAGAGTGTCCACCGTGTAAAAGTCCGGGAGGCCAGGGAACGTATCTCTATTTGTTATGAGCTGGCCGGGTTAATTGGGATTTACGTAAGCAAGCTGTTTGATGATAAGGACGAGGTCAAGATACCGCATCCCTGGGATTCTTATCCAGAGCTTTTTAAGCAAGAAAAAGAGAGTTATGAGACAGCACAGAAGGCAGAACTGGTTGAATCGGCCAGGGAAGCCAGGTATGCCTATGCAAAGCGGCATAATCAGCTACGGAGAGACGCAGGGAACATAGAAGGAGGTGACGGGACACGGAAGGAATGACGCTGGAAAAGCTCCAGGTAATTATAGAGGCATACACAAAACCATACCGGGATGAACTGGAAAAAGTGAAGAGGATGACATCGCAGACGACTTCGCATGTGGAGCGTCAGACGGCCCGGATGTCGAACTCCTTTAAGAGGATGGCAAAAACAGTTGCGTCGGTACTGAGTGTCGGCGCGATTGTTGCATTTGGGAAGTCCTGTACCGAGCTTGGTTCCGACCTGGCGGAGGTCCAGAACGTCGTGGACGTCACTTTTGGAGAAATGTCGGCCAGCGTGGACGCTTTTGCGAAAGATGCCATTACCCAGTTCGGGCTGTCGGAAACGATGGCGAAGAAATACATGGGAACTTACGGTGCGATGGCGAAGGCATTCGGAATCACCGGGCAGGCCGGACTTGAAATGTCGAAGACCATCACCGGATTAACGGGAGACGTGGCCTCCTTCTACAATCTGTCGCAAGATGAAGCGTACACAAAACTCAAGAGTATCTTTACGGGTGAGACAGAAAGCTTAAAGGATTTAGGCGTTGTAATGACGCAGACAGCTCTTGACCAGTACGCCTTAAATAACGGCTTTGGAAAGACCACGGCAAAGATGACGGAGCAGGAAAAGGTGATGCTGCGCTATCAGTTTGTCATGTCCTCCCTGGCGGATGCCTCCGGGGACTTTGCCCGGACGGCTGATTCCTGGGCAAACCAGGTGCGTGTGCTCAAGCTCCAGTTTGACAGTCTCCGGGCTACGATAGGACAAGGACTGATTAATGCCCTTACACCAGTAATCAAGGTAATCAACGAGCTTCTATCCAAGACGAAAACGTTTGCAGGTTACTTCAAGAGCTTCACCGAGGCGTTGTTCGGGAAAAAGTCTGATGGCGGAATATCTGGGGCTGCGGATGCGATGGCCGGGGCGGCCGGTTCCTCCGGGACGCTGGCTGACAATATGGAAAATGTGGCAGAGTCAGCGAAAAAAGCGACAAAATCCCTGGCGGCATTTGACGAATTGAATATCGTGAACCAGAACCCGGCTGCGGCAGATAGTAATGTGGCAGGCGGCGGATCCCTGGACTTCGGCAATATGGGCGGCGAGCTGTTTGGTGATGTGACGGTGAATCCGGCAATTGAGGAAGCGGCCCAAAAAGTCAAGGAAATGCTGGAAGAGCTGAAAAGAGCCGCGGAGCCGGCTAGAGAAGCACTCAAGCGTCTCTGGGACGAAGGTCTGTCAAGGCTTGGCAACTTTGTCTGGACGGGGTTGAAAGACTTTTGGAACGAATTTTTGAAGCCATTGGGAAACTGGGCGCTGGGAACCGGAATACCGATGTTGGCGGATGCGGTGAATAACTTCCTGCTGAAAGTGGATTGGCCGGCAATTAATGAGGCACTGAAAAATTTCTGGCAGGCATTGGAGCCATTTGCTGAGGCCGTAGGTACTGGGCTGCTGGACTTTTTCCACGATCTACTGGATATTGGTGCCGATTTTATTAATGCAGTGGTGCCGGGGGCCCTGAATGGGATTGCGGATGCATTAAATAAGATTAGTCCAGAGCAGGCGGAAAGGATAGGATACGGGCTAGGTGCTATTGTTACGGCTATTCTGGGATTTAAACTTGTCAGTGGCATTGTGGACAAGATAAAAAAGTTTATCATTTTTATTTCAGGACTGAAAATAGTTTCCTTCATAAGAAACTTAATAGGAGTAATTGAAATAGTCTCTGGAGGCTTTGCAACATGGGGTGAGGCTATCTTAATGGTGTTCCCCGGTTTGACTAAATTTAAGGCTATTTTTTCTGCTATAGGGGCTGCTTTGGGCTGGATAGGGGGATTGCTAGGTTTGACTGGAGCTACAGCAGTTGCGGCAGGGGCAGTGATTATAGCAGCGGTTGTGGCTCTTGTAACTGCCGTTGTCCTTAATTGGGATAAAATCAAGACTTTTTTTATAGAAACGATTCCGGCTTGGTGGAAGGATACAGTAATTCCATTTTTCCAGGGAATACCAGAATGGTTTAACGGAATTTGGTCCAGTACAGTTGATTTATTTAAGAATACTTGGGATGGACTAATAAACTGGTTTCAAAAAATTCCTGAAGAGATCGGCAATATTATTGATTTAATAGTCTCTTTTTTTAGTGATTTACCATACAAGATTGGCTATGTCATAGGATTTGTTATAGGAACAGTAATTAAGTGGGGACAAGATTTAATTCAGATAGTGTCCGAGGAAGTACCGAAAATCATTGAAAGTATTGTTCGATTTTTTTCTGAATTGCCGGGGAAAATTTATCAAGCTATAATCTCATTTAGGGATAATGTCTTCCAATGGGGTTCAAATATCTTGGAATCATTCACCCAAACAGTCAATGGAATAATAGAAAAAGTAGTACATTTTTTTGCAGAGCTTCCAGATAAGATTTATCAGAAACTCATTGCATTTAAGGAGACCATCATAAAATGGAAAAATGATGTTGTTGAGTGGGTGAAAACGTACATCCCATCGATGTTGAATTCGATAATTGATTGGTTTAATAAATTGCCAGAACGCCTTGTGGATATTGGCAAAAATATGCTGAAATCAATGTGGAATGGAATATGTTCAATGGGAAACTGGTTAAAAGAGAAATTGGAGAGTTTCTTTGGAGGGATTGGAGAGGGGATTGCGGACACATTAGGACTTGGAAAAGGAAGTGCGGTGCAAATTGCATCAGTCCCCAGATTTGCAACCGGAGGTTTTCCAGACTCGGGACAATTGTTTATCGCCAATGAATCTGGGCCTGAAATGGTTGGACGAATTGGAAGCAAAGCGGCGGTCGCGAACAAAGAACAGATCACAGCAGCAATCGCTCAGGCAGTTATCAATGGAATGCTGGAAGTGGCTCCGTATTTTACAGGTAGTGGAAAAGAAGTACATGTTCATTTAGAGGGAGATGCAGAGCACCTTTTTAAACTTGTCAAAGGAAAGAATGACCAGTATATAAAAATCACAGGTAAAAGTGCGTTTGCATATTAACTTTTATCTCCCTGTCTGATATAATTTCAATATCGGATGGGGAGGGGAATGTTATGTTGGAAATTATTTTGGTGGATAAAAAAAGGCGAATTATAACATTAGATAATGAGAATTTAACAGTACAAACTGACTGGGGGAAAACGATAACCAGCAATAGTATAGAAAAATATCTGTTGTTATATGTAAATAAGGAAATTGAAGAGGGGAAGGTGCAATTAGTCTTTCAACTTCCACCACATAAATCGATAGCTTGTGAGTTTGACCTGGAGCAATTGGATTCGTTCAATATGCTTTGCGATAGGATGGAGGAAAAATGCGAGAAGCGCAGGTATTATAGTTTTTCAAGTGCATCCAAAGCAATTGAAGAAACTGCGCTGCAAAAGCGTGCAAGAGAATTAATGGAAGAACGGGATGAAGAAGCCTATATAACAGATACTAAAAAATTAGATAATCAGGCCCATTGTCCCCGTTGCGGTTCAACGTCCCTATCAGCCAATAAGAAAGGCTTCGGCGTAGGGCGGGCCACGGTCGGTACCTTGGCCTTTGGACTGGTTCCCGGCCTGCTGATAGGCGGCGCCGGTTCGAAGAAGATTGAAGTAACTTGTTTGAAATGTGGAAAGAAATTTAAGGTTTAGAACGAAGCACCGGGAGCAATCCTGGTGCTTTTAACGTGACAAGGAGGTGGCGCATATGGCGTTTCAAGGATATCTCTTACAAATTAATGGGCGGACGCTGCCGAACCGCTACATTAAGCTTGACAGCTACCAGTCCACACCAAACCAGCGGCAGGACGCGGATTCCTATGTGGATGCTGTCGGGATGCTTCACCGGAATATTCTTCCCCACAAACGGAGCAAGGTGGAATTTGAGACAATCCGGATGCATCTGGCTGATAAAACAGAGTTCCAGTCGTACTTTTCGAGTAGAGACAAGATGAGCGTAAAGTATTGGAATGATGAACTGAATGCATACGCGACCGGAACGTTTTATGTGCCGGATATAGCCTTTAAAATATACCGGATACAGGGAAATGATATTGAATATAACAGCTTGCGTATTGCGCTGATTGAATATTAAGGAGGTACAGTCTATGGCACTGGATATACCGGTTGAAATTAAAAACTTAATAAAGCGAGATAATCTCACCGCAGAGACCGAACGTCACCTGCGGCTTTCTTTTTATGATGATTCGATTGATTCGTTGTACCCTGCTGAAACATTGTTTCCGGACCCGGAACTGTACCCGGCCAACCTGGGGGAGTCCTGGCTGGTGATTAATGATGACCAGATTGTAACCGAGAGCCTTACACTCGAGGAAAGTCTTTGCAGTGATGACTATCTGCGTTTCGGCGCCTGCGAAGCGGCAAAGTTTGAAATCACGGTTGCGGATGTCGCAGAAGATATCAAGAATCATTGGTTCACGGCCGAGCTTATCATTGCGGATTACAAGCTGGCTTTCGGTATCTATAAAGTGGATGATGTGGTAATTCAAAAGGATAAACGGTTCAAGAAGATTATTGCCTATGATCGCATGAAGGAGTTTGATACCGATGTTTCTATCTGGTACAAGAATCTTTCCTTTCCAATGTCTTTGCGCGAGTTTAGGAATAGCTTTTTAAACTACTTTGGATTCCCATATGATACTGTGACCTTGATTAATGACACGATGACTGTAACGCAGTCAAATACGGACCCGACCATAAACGGAAGGAAAGTGATAGAATCCATCTGTGAGATAAATGGGGTGTTTGGCAGTTTTGACCGGACAGGCACCTTTAAATATGTATCGCTTGGCTATGGCGGCGTCTATCCGGCGGAGGACCTTTTCCCGGTCGAAAGGGGGCTGTATCCAGGCGAATCGGCCGATCCGGAAGAAATACCGGCGACTTATAAATCTTTGGATTACAAAGAATGGGTTGTGGAGTCCATAAACCGAGTTAATCTATATGATGCGGATGGGGAACTGACCGCAGGGTTTGGTGACGGAGAAAATGAATATCAGATTAGAGATAACTTTTTGATTTATGGAATGGGCAGTGCAGAGCTGCTTGGGATTGCCGAAAATTTATATGGAAACATCAATGGAAGAACCTATCTGCCAGCGACGCTTGAATTACAGGCGCTGCCCTACATTGAGGTGGGAGATCTCCTGGATGTGGAATACAGTAAAGGTACCATTGAAACCTTCGTAATGCATCGGACAACGAAGGGAATCCAGGGTATGGCCGACACGATTGAGTCCTCCGGAGACCAATATCAAAATCAGACATATGGAATTAAGGATGAGATTAATAACATTAAATCCAATGTAGAGAAGAACAAAAATGAAATATCGGGTAACGGGGACAAAATTAATCGCGTCGACGAATATGCCAGGCAGGTGAATACCAATCTCGGCCAGGAAGTAGCCAGGGCAAAAGCTGCCGAGGGCGTGAACGCGCAAGCAATTACAGCCGAAACGAATCGAGCGACAAAGCAGGAAGGGGTCCTGTCGTCCCGCATCACGGACACCGCGGCAAAGTTTGAACGTGAATTATCGAACCTGGACACTGGATTATCAACGAAAATTACCCAGACAGCAGAACAAATCAGGCTTGAAGCATCGGACATAAAGAAGGAGCTTCAGGCCAGCATCACCGTTGAAGCCGGCCGGATAAGCAGCGAAGTTTCAAGGGCGAAGGATGCGGAAGGTTCTCTCAGCAGCCGCATTACCCAGACAGCAAACAGTATCACAAGCGAGGTTACCCGGGCAAAAGGGGCTGAAAATGTATTAAGCAGCCGAATCACGCAGACGGAAAGCTCCATCACCAGTACCGTGAAACAAGTGAATGGTCTTAATACGAAATATTCCGAAGTCAAACAGACAGCGGATAAAATCAGCTGGATAGTTTCGTCTGGCTCTTCTTCATCCAATTTTACACTCACTAGCAGAATGGCAAACTTAATATCCGATAAAATAGAGGTGAAAGGTTATGTTACATTCAGCCAGGTCGAAAGTAAATTAAGGGGGAGTGGAACCACAACCATAAATGGAGATAACATCACTACAGGGAGAATCGATATAAAGCTCCTGACTTCTGGGAGTAAACCAGTTATTACAAGTTACAACGGAGGGATTGCATTCGGAAATGGATTTAGCTATTCGAACATACAAGGAAGTAAAGTTATAATCGGACAAGGAGGAGGGAGAATCAGCTTTTTCGGACATACACCCTATGATAGGCAAAGTGTTATAACACCGACAACCACTACAATGCTATTGTCGTCAGTGCAGCAGCTATTACGGGTATTAAGAAATTATGGATTGATTGCATAGGAGGCCTTATGGAACAAATAAAAAAAGAGGAAGTATCTATCTGCCTTGAAATATTAAATGAGATTGCAATGAACGGAGTAAACCTGAGACAGGCAGAGCTTTTAGTTGTCTTAAGAAATACACTTACCCAGGGACCAGAGCAGGAAGAGAAGGAGAAGGAAGATGGCGTACAGTAAATATTATACACGAATCAATTGGAAGAACCGGCCGTCCACATCAACGCCGCTGGGGGCGACGAACCTGAACCATGTTGACCAGGCGGTGGATGAACTGGATAATCGAATCGTTACACTTGACGCCGGAAAATATAATGTCAGTGATGCACAAAACCTCTGTAATGGTATTGATTATGATACCAGCACAGGGGTTTTTGTATTCCACTATGTAAACGGTGGGACAAAACGGGTGGATCTCAATATTGAGAAAATACCGGTCAGTATGTCGCTTTCCGCTGATGGGATTTTGACTATCACGAATACGGATGGTACAAAATATACGTCGAACATAGCATCTCTGCTGGTTACAATTAATTTTGTTGATAGTACAGAGATTGATTTCCAGGTTAGTGATGCAGGAAAAGTCAGAACAGTCACGGCAGTTATAAAGAATGGCAGTATTACAACTGACAAGCTGGATCCCGATATCCAGGCAAATATTTTGAATAATCGATTGCTGGCAGAGACGGCCGCTACGAATGCGCAGACACATGCAAGAGATTCGAAGCGTTATGCTGTAGGTGGAGTTATCTCCGCGGACGTGGAAGACAACGCAAAACATTACTGCGAAAAAGCGGGAGAGCATGAGGCGGCTGCAGCCTTATCAGAAGGAAAGGCAAAAACGTCCGAGACGAATGCAAAAGCCAGCGAAACAGCCGCCCAGGCATCAAAAACAAGTGCAGCTGCGTCTGCTGAGTCAGCGTCAGCAAGCAGTACATCTGCAGCCCTGAGTGCTGCCAATGCAAAAGAATCAGAAACAGTGGCATTGAACAGTGCTGACGCCGCCACTGCATCAGAAGCAGCCGCAGGCCAGTCGGCAACAAACGCCGAGGCCAGCAACCAGTCTGCGGCGGTACATGCAAGAAATGCTGGGACATCTGCTACAGCATCACAAACGGCGGCACAGGAGGCGCAGGGATGGGCTGAAAAGGCAGAACAAGTGGTGGATATCCATATTGCCACGCCGGATCGGCCTGGAATTGTAATGCCGGATAATGTGACTTTTAAAGTCGGGGAAGATGGAACGGCAAGCGTTCCAACCGCGACAGGAAGTACAAAGGGAATTGTTAAGGGGGGCGCTGGAATAAAGGTTGCAGCTGACGGAGCAGTGGATGTTAATACCCAATTCACACAGGCAACGGCACTTGCAAATATAATTGCCGGGGAAGCTATAGCCGTGGTGCTGGGAAAAGTATCGAAGGCCATTGCGACTACAATGAATCTTGACAGTAATGCGCTGTTAAAATCGATGTTGACAAGCCAGGATGTTAACGATGCGAATAAGATACCAACGGCGTCTCTGCTATACAGCATCCGCCAGAATCTCCAGAGTCAGATTTCAGGCAAAATTGATACATCAAAAATTGTAAACAACCTATTATCCACGGATGCGAGTACCGTTTTGTCGGGAGCAATGGGGAAAAATCTGGCCGATAAGGACGCAAATTTGCAGAGCCAGATTACTCAGTTAAATGGCGA